ATAAGCATCTTTGTTTGTAAACATTTTATACATTGCATAACCAAGTGCAAAAACAGAAGTGGCTCCAATTAAAAAAGGAAGAGCTGGCGTTAACATTGTTGCAAATCTTCCTAAAGTTCTAAAAACAGTCTTTATGTCTTTTATGTCAAAAGCATCCATTAAAATATCCAAAATATTCTTTTCTTGTACTGGAGGAGGAGGTGTTGCAGTTTGTACTTCTTCTTTTACTCCTCTCACATCAACCATTAATTTTTTAATAGCTTCCAATAACTTATCGTGGCGTGCTTTGGCTTCTGCCAAATTTTCTTCCATATAATTATTTAATCGGTCTTGATGTAATTTATCTTCTTCACTATTTGTTTTTAGGAATGAATATATTTTATTCAACATATCAATCATATCTCCACCTTGTGGTAAAGGTTTGATTTTGCTGGCTGTGTTATTCTTACTTTTTACATCTTTGTTTTTATTTGATGCAGATTCTTTTTCTGATCCTTTAGTTTTACCAGATACAAAATTATTAATGGTTTCTTTATCAAATTTTTCTAGTAATTTTTTAGCTGTTTTTCTAGTTTCTTCTCTGACAAAGGCATTTAATTTTCGTCCTTCAGGACTTTTAGATTTATTACCTGTACTGTTACTACCCTCACCACCTTTACCATCAAGACCATAAAGCGCACGAGTAGTATTCCCAAGGAATCCTAGCATTGATTTAAATATAGACATTATTGTGTTTTCCTTTGTAAAGCACCTTGGTCATTAGGTTTGTTTCCATTTACAACAACGGTTTCATTGGTTGTAGATTGTACCGTTCTATTATTTACAATAGTTTGGTTTTGTGGTGTTGAAGAATCTTTTAAATCTTTGTTTTCTTTTGATAATTGGTCTATTTCAGGTATTTTTGCCGGTACTGCTGGTGGAGGTAAATCATAAGATTCAATTTCTAACGCCAACTTAGCTCTTTTTATTTTTTTCTCTCCTGATGGATCGGCAAAACCAACAGATTTACTAACTAATGATATATCTTCAAGGTTTTTAGGATCACCTTTTGAAATACCCTTTTTATAAATGAGAAAAAACCAAGGTATAGATTTTGCTGCGATTTCTGTATTATTTAATAAATCTGGATTTGAAAGTAAATCAACTTTAAGATAATCACCTAATGACTTATAAGCATCTTTTCCAGTAATTTGTATAAAACCTCGTCCCCGATATTTAAATCCATCTCCCGGTGTAGAATTACCAGACGTTTTTGCATATACATGATTTGCTAATTGTTCACTCCTGTTATCTCCATCTTTTGAAACAAATTGTTGAGCAAATTCTAAAGTAGGTATTCTTGATTTGCCAAAAGTACCTTGTATGGCTGCCGCATTTCTATAAAATAAGTCCTCACTTTTTGGTACAAACTGCGATTCTTCTTTTACTTGAGCTAAAATATTGGCTTGTGCCTTTACTGAAGTAATACCAGATGATATTAATGTAGAAATAATTAATCCTGCAACACCCGGTAATTTACTAGCTGCACCGCCAATCGGTGCCGGTTTTGGTGTTGTAGTTGTTACTTTGTCTGCTGTTGGTTTTGGTAATTCTTTAGGAGGTAGTTTTGTTGGTGCAACTGGTGCTGGTTCTACCTTTGGTGCTTCAACTTTAGGTTTTTCTGGTTCTACCTTTGGCTTAGTTTCTTCTACCTTCTTCTCTGGTGGCGGCTTTGTTTCTACCTTTTTTTCTTCTACCTTTGGCTTAGTTTCTTCTACTTTCTTTTCTTCAGCTTTTTTAGTAGGTTCTTCTTTTTTCTTTTCTGGTGGCTTGGTTTCTTCCTTCTTTTCTTCAGCTTTTTTAGTAGGTTCTTCTTTTTTTCCAACAGGTCTTTTTTTCTTGGGCTTTCTTCTAACAGATAAAGCTTTAATTAATTCTTCATTAAATTTATCATCTTGTTTGCTTTTATCACTTTTGTTTTTTTCTTCATTGCTCCTATTTTCAAGTTCTTGAGCTCTTACTTTCTGTATTTGTTCAAAAATAGAACCAAGAATTTTGGTAGAAGAAGATAGTGTTTCAGAATATGTAGAATCATCATCTGTTTTGGTTGGATCTTTTAAACCATAAAGCGCACGAATGGTATTACCAGCAAATCCCATTAAGCCAGATACAGTTGATTTAAGTGCGCTTGAGATTGACATTATGAAACTTTGTTTGCATAAACAGATTTATCATTGGTACTATTGTTTTCTTCTTGTGTACTTTGACCTTTTGTTATGTGTGGTGGTGTATTACTAGGTTTATTATAACTAACCACTCTGGTTGTTTCATCGTTACTATTTTCTGTAATATTATTTGTAATAATACTTCCAGCTTGTTTTAGATCCTTTTTCAAATCAGTATTTTCTTGTGATAAAGAATTAATTGTTGATCCATCCTGAGGATCAATACTAACACCATTATCACCTGGTATTTTTGCTATACCTAAAGGTGCATCTGGTTTAGGAATTGAACCCATCAATTGAATGTGCCAAGGTTCATAACTCATAGGTCTATATAAACCAAATTTTTCTAACCATCCTGTAGAATTAAAACTTACTACATCACCAGTTTTGACAGTTTTTCCAGCCACTCTACCAATTGCAGCATCACCAAGACTATTAACATCCATGGCAAGACCATGTAGGTGACTACTACCTTTACCTTTACCTAATGGTGGCATAGGTTCTGCTGCGTACTTTCTAGCTTTGGCTGCGTCACCTCCAAATTTTGTTAGAGCTTTATCATATTCAATTTTTTGTTCGTCATTTGAACGATAACCAGAGGTTATATAAAGTTTTTTTCCTGTTTCTTCCTTAAATGCGGCCGCAGCATTTTTCATTCGTTTAGCAAATTCTGGATTTATATCAGTAATATTTTTACCTGTAGGATTATCAACCAACGAAGCTAAAGATAAACCAGCAGCGGCTCCAGCAGTTGCTCCTGTAGCTGCAGTTGTTGTGGAAGTTGAAGGTTTTGGCAACATAGGTTTTGGTGCTGCAACTGGTGCTGGTGCAATTGGTGCTGGTGCAATTGGTGCTGGTGCAACTGGTGCTGGTGCAACTGGTACTGGCTCAACTTTAGGTTTTGGTGCTACAACTGGTGATGGTTCCACCTTTGGCGGTTCAACTTTAGGTTTTACTTGTTCAACTGGTTTTGTTGAAGATGGTGGTGCAACTGGAGTGCTAGTAGTAGGTGCTGTTGGTTTTGTTGAAGATGGTGGTGAAACTGGCGCACTAGGAGTCGTAGGTGATGGCTTTGTGGAAGATGATGGTGCTGTTGGTTTAGAAGGAGTAGTTACTGGCGGCTTTGTAGAAGATGCTGGTGCAACAGGAGCACTAGGAGTTATAGGTGATGGCTTTGATGGTGGTGCAACAGGAGCTTTTAATTTTTTTCTTCTAACAGATAAAGCTTTAATTAATTCTTTAGCAAATTTATCTTCAGCATCAAAGTTTATTTTATTACTTTCTTCTTGGTTTAGTCTACTTTCAAGTTCTTGAGCTCTAACTTTTTGTAAATACTCAAAAATAGAACCAAGAATTTTGGTAGAAGAAGATAGTGTTTCGGTGTATTTGCTTTGAGTATCACTAGCATTTTTTCCAGGAACACTCAACCCATAAAGCGCACGTGTGGTATTACCAGCAAATCCAGTCAATGCTGATACGGTTGATTTAAGTGCGCTTGATATTGACATTTACTTTCTTTGTTTTTCTTTTATTTTTTGATTTTCTTCTTCAATAAACGAAATTAACATAGAAATGTAAATATCTCTTTCCCAAGGCATCATATTTTCAAGTTCAGACAGACTATACTTATGGTGCTGCATCATAGAAAAGTTAGTCTTATAGTAATTCTTCAGGTTGTCATGACGAAATGTTAAACGAAAAAACTTTCAAGGCCTTCCACATCAATTTTATGTTGAAAACCACATTTACTACAAGTTATATCTAATGTCTCTTTTAGTTTTGGTAAATTATTAAAGAAGTTTTCTACCTTGGCAAATTGTTCTTGATTCATACCTTCCACAAATTCTAACATTTCATTTGGCTGTGCTTCGTGACCATAATAAAATTGTTCACCATCATAAATGTATTCAATACTATTAGCAATCATATTAAATGTTACCTCATTGATATTATCATACCTCAATGAATCTTTAATAATACTAAATTCTGGGTATTTTAATTTGATAGTTAATTTATCATTCAATTGAATTTCTGGTGATATTTCTCCACCAGATTGAACTTTAATTTCCAATAAGTTGATGTCTTTTTCCATCACATTACCACAAACCACTTCGTCCACTTCATTGTTACATTTATACCTAGATTCAATTACCTCACCTACTGATTTTGCTCTGAGGTTAATAAAGTAATATTCAACATCAATGATTGGTAACTTTTCAATATCAATACCTTCAGTCAAGGTACAGTTATAAAGTATATCATGAACACTTTGTTGTATTGTAGAGGCTTCACTAGATTCCATAGCCATTAACAGATTTCTCTGCTCTTTGACTAAGAAAGGCCGATACTTGATTTTTTTCTTTGAAACTGGTAATTCAATTTCATAAATCGGTACATCAATTTTTGGTAATGCCATTTTATTTTCACTCCACTAGTTAATATAAATTAAATAAAGATTTCATTTTATGAAAATCCTTCTTCTGGTAATTCTACAGTATTGTTAAACCTATTATTTCCTTGAATGCCAGACTGAATATCTGAAGCCACACCCAAAGAACCAGTTGAACCACTCAATACACCACCAAGAGAAGAAGCTATTGAATTGATTCCAGCATCAACCAATTGCATACCAAGTGCTTGTAACGAATTGTTCTGCCAGTATGTATAAGCAAAATCTACTGATATTTTATGAAATCCATCATCAGCCCAATTCAAATCCAATTGATTCATAGAAATAGGATAAGCATCGTATAAATTACACGAATAAGTTAATTCATTTGCTACATTATATTGGTTGATTGTAATAACTGTTGCATAATCACTTTTATATCTAAAGTTATTGTTATATTGTGGATTGATATAGTTTAACCAAGCATCAAAGAACACTTTTTGACTCATATCATCATCAACAATAAATGTAAGTGACATATCATTGTATGTTGTCATGTATGGAAATTTTTCTATTGGTCCATATGTTTTTTGTTCTGTTGTACTTAATGTTCTACCAGGTAAATTAGCACTCTCGCACCGATAATTCAATCTCCTGGCGGAGTTAAAGTATGGTATCATTGTTAAAGGAACATTAATATTAACATCAAAACGACTGGATCTTGCCAAGTCTTTAGTGAAGCTTGATTTAAATTCGTTAATTGAACCTGACATTTAGTTTTTCCTTAGTTCGTCTACTGAATCTTGCCATACCTCAGGTGCTGTGGCACCCTTGAATTGTTGTAAAGGTAATAAAGCGGCAATATCCCACTCATTTGGTTGGATGGTAAGTATTTTAGACTGTATATGTGAAGATAAGTATCTTTTAATACACGGTTTAAACAGTTTTAGACGCTTGGACGCAGTTAAAATATCATAGGTGACTCTCATACGCATAATTTCTCCAGCATCACCCATCGTTGCGAAATTCATCAATTTATCCAAAAATACCACTCGGTATTTAATAGGTAAATAGTGGAAATTTAGACCTAAAAATCCATCATTATATCTTTCCAATGCCAGCACCATAGGAAACTGGTCATAATATGGCAAATCCGTCTTACCTTTAGGATTATAATAGAAACAATATAATCCACCTAAAATGAATTTGTTTACTTGCCTGACTTTTTCATTTGAAATACTTTTTGCAACCCTTACACCACGGACATCAGCAATCTTGGCCATCAACCATTTCAAAGATTCATTTGACATGGTTCTTAGTTCGCCAGCAGATTTTTCTTGTGCTAATTGTGTTAGTATAGAGGCCATTACAGTATTTAGTTAGAGACCTAGGTGGTCCTCAGTAATCAATTGAAACTCCCAACCACGATCCAAACAAAACTCTTTAGCTGCTTTCCATTTGGCTTGGTTGACACCCCATGTGGTGACTTCGGTGATAAAATGTTTGCTTTTTCTTTTAGGTATTTCAGGTGGCCTAGTTTGTTTTTTTGGTTTGACTTCTAACATCATTGTTTTTTGTATACCCTCTTTAGTCCTCATTTTAACTATAAAATCTGGAAAGTATCGGTGAAACCTATTATCTATCGGAGATTTGTAGGAAATGTGTAATTCCTCTGAAGCCCAAGTGAGTATACTAGGGTTTTCGTCTAACCACTTCATCACCCTGACCTCCCAAGACGAGCGATATACAATATTATTGGGGTCACCAACATATTTTTCTGGGTGTTTTGGTTTAAATAGTCCTGAATATGCCATAAATACTATGTATATCAATTATAAAGAGTAAACCATGGCTATTATCTCAATTCCAAGTTCAATCGCTGGTATAACAATTCCAGGCCTATCAAGTAAAGGTCCTTTGGGTGCTTTATTTGATAATCCATTCAACCAAGACATATTACAATATCCAAGAGACTTAAATTCAGCAACCAAAGGCCATGTGGTTCAATTTTCTATATTGGAAACACAACCTTTAGGATATGAATCAATTAAAGCATCAGCATTAACTTTTCTTAGAGAAAAAGGCATTAGTGCAGATAATCTAACTGCCGAAGCAATAAGTACTGCTGCGGTAAATGCTGTCACCAGTACTGTAACAGCTGTTACAGGTGCAATATCTGATCCAGCAGGAACTTTAGAAGAATTTAAAGAAGGTATTAGTAAAGGTGTAAATAACACATTTGATAGTGCTGTAGGATTTGCAACTAATACAAAATTAAATTTTCAACCAAAAAGAGTAAAAACAAAATCATACATATCGTTATATATGCCAGATACATTAAATTTTCAAATAGGTGCGGCATATGGTGAAGTTTCTGCTTTAGATGCTTTAAAAGCATCAACAGCTGCAGCGGTTAACTTAATTCCATATTCTAAAAACCAAGGAAAAAAATCTAAAGCAGTTACATCAACAATTGCTGGAGTTGCAAATGTTGTTTCACCATTACTTCCTTTATTAACAGCAGCTGCAGGGTATGCCGTGAATCCTCAAATACAAGTGGTATTTCAAGGAATTGATTTTAGAACATATCAAATGGCTTTTATATTTACTCCATATTCTAGACAAGAAGCACAAACAGTAGAGAAAATTATTAAAGCTTTTAGAGAAAATGCATTACCAAAAGTTCAAACTGGTATATATGGTATGTTTTTTGTTGCTCCATCAGCATTTGATGTTAAATTTTTATTCAATGGTAAAGAAAATACACATATTAATAAAATTAAAACAAGTGTAATAACTAGTATTGATGTAAATTATTCTCCAAATGGTTGGTCTGCTCATGATGATGGTACACCAATACAAACAACAATGACAATTCAATTTAAAGAACTAGAACTTGTTGATAGTAATGCAGTAAAACAAGGATATTAATATGCAATACTTTGACACATTACCAAAACTTATAAAAACTGATAATAAAGGCAATTCATTACTTTTGACTAATATATTGGCCAGAGCTAATCTATTACAAAATTTTCTATCTAGCCCAGCAATTTATTATGAATATGATATTCAAGATGGCGATACACCAGAAATTATTGCGCATAAGTATTACGGTGATGTATATAGATATTGGGTAGTGTTGTTTGCTAATCAAATCATGGATCCTCAATGGGAATGGCCAATGTCTGGTGTTGTGTTTGAATCATATATTGATAATAAATATACATCAGCCACACCTGCAGTCAATCCACTTACAACGGTACATCATTATGAAAAACAAATTGATACACTTGACATATCAACTAACATTACAACAACCAATAAGATTTCAATTTCACAAAATACATATAATTCTTTGACAACAAGCACAACAAACTATTCACTAGCAACTGGTACAGTAAAAGTAACTATTTCTAAAAATTTAATAAACATTTATGATTATGAATTACAATTAAATGAAGATAAAAGAAATATTAAAATTTTGAAAAATAATTATGTTGGTCAATTAGAAAAACAATTTAAATCATTGATGAGTTAATAATATGGATGATAATAATGCTTTAGTGGAAAATGCTGGAGCAACCTATTCACAAGATTTTTCATTAAATACACTCAATATACTTACGGCAGCAGGCCAAAAGTTTGAGATGAGGCGTCTTTTGATTGAGTTTTCATTTTATGAAGATTTATATTCCTTTTGCGTGTCTGGTCATTTAACTTTAAAAGATGGTCAAGGTTTTATTGAATCATTACAATTACAAGGTAATGAATTCATAGAAGTTGATTTTGGTAAAATTAAAGATGGTTCAAATGATACCACTAGTATCTATAGATTATATAAAGTTGGAGATAGAGTAGCAACAGGTAATTTAAATGTGGAATTTTATACACTATATTTTTGTTCGGAAGAATTATTAATATCGGAGCAAAAAAAGATTAGTAAATCTTTATCTGGTCAAACCATATCACAATCTATATCTAAAATATTAAAAGAAGATTTAGGAGTAAAAAAGGCTTACATAGAAGAAACTTCTGGTGTATATAATCTTGTTGTACCAAGTTTGAAACCTTTTGAAACGATTAGTTGGTTATCAACTTATGCTAGACCAGCTATTACTGGTGCATTTGGTGCTGATATGTTATTTTTTGAAACTAAGTATGGGTACAATTTTAGGTCAATACAATCTATGATGAGACAGAGTATTTACGCTACATATAAGTATCAGCAAACAAACTTACCAGATGAGATAGAAACTTTTCAAGAAAGTACAATAAGTGTATTAAATTATGAATTTGTTAAAACATATGACCAACTAGATGATATCAACTCTGGTACATTTGCCAATAGTGTATTGTCTTTAGATACTTTAGCAAGAACTGCTAATTTAACCAAATTTGATTATAACAAATATAAAACAAATGCCAATGTTAAAGCATTAGATAGTAATGGTGCTCTTACTCCTTCACAAAACAGATTTGGCCAAACTCAAAATCAAACATTTGAATCAAAATTTAAACTTATGACATCAAATTCTGGTCAGACAAAAGCATCTTATATAAAACAACAACCAGGATCTGTGGCAAAAGATATCGCCATTGAGAATTATGTGCCTAATAGAACAGCACAACTATCATTGGCAAACTATATAGTAGTTAAGCTAACAATACCTGGCGATCCAGGAATTACAGTTGGTAGAACAATTGATTTTAGTTTAATGACAATCAAACCTACTTTGAACGAAAGAGAACCTGATAAATTTTATTCAGGTAAATATTTGGTGACAGCAGTAAGACATATAATTCAATCTGAAGGTATATATCAAACTGTATTAGAGATTGCAAAAGATAGTTTGGCAAGTAAACCTAATAGTGTTGATAGTTCTAGTCCTGATTGGAAGAAAGTGATTGCTGATTGATGGAAAATTTTCTAGGTAAAGACGGTTTTGTTTGGTTCATAGGAGTTATTGAAAATCGTGCTGATCCATTAGGAATGGGTCGGTGTAAAATTCGTATTTTTGGATGGCACACAAGTAATAAAATTAATTTACCAACACAAGATTTACCTTGGGCACAACCAATGTATCCACTAAACAATTCTAAAGCATTTTCAGCACCTCAATTAGGTGAATGGATTGTTGGTTTCTTTACTGACGGTATGTCCGGACAATCACCAATTATGATGGGTGTTTTACCTGGACTTGAAAATAATGAATCACCTGCATTACCTGTTGGATTTATAGATGGAAAAGCCTATTATGGTCCTTTTCATCAACATCAAGGAAAGAAAATGACTGGTGCATTTCATGTATCAACCTTTCACCAATTTATCTATGATACCGCCGATGAAAGTTTAGCTAATATTGGAGCAGGTAGTGGCAGCACATCAAGCGTTGTTACACCAAGTGCAGAAAGTGTTGTTACACCAAGTGTTGTTACGCCAAGTGCATCAAGTGTTGTTACACCAAGTGCACCAAGTGTTGTTACACCAAGCGGTGGTAGTGGATCAAGTGGCGGAGGATACTATTAATGGCATTTACAAGTTTACAAGAAATTGACCAATTACCAGTCATGATGGGTGTTTTACCTGGACTTCAACGATAGGAGATAAAATGAGCACTTTACCCATAGTAGGAAATACTAATTTACTTTCACCATTTGTAGGCAATAATAGAACATTTGGTCAACCAACTATACCCGGTCTGGCCAGAAGTCAAGTACCTGGTACAAATATTGATAAGTCTAATAATAGTTTATCACATAATTGTGGTATTAGTCAAGAGTTAATAAAAAATCTTGGATTAAAAGAATTTATAAACTCACAAGCACAAACTGTCCGAGATGCGGTTAATGCTATAATTAAAGCTTTAGGTTTTGATCCTACAGGCACAACATCTGGTACATTATCATTACTTAAACAAATATCTGCAACAATTAAATATTATACACAGAAAATTCTAAAACCAATTCAAGATTTTCAAAAATATGTTATTGAATATACAAATTATATTAAATCAACTATTGCATGGATTTTAAGTTTACCAGCAAAACTTTTGGCATTATTTCAAGATTGTTTGAGTAGATTATATCAATTATTATCTGGTATTTTTTCAGATGTTTTAGGTAGCACTGGTGGTGGTTTAGGTGATACTATAAAAGACGCTCAAGAGTTAGCACAAACAACTATTAGTTCAGCAGTAGCAATTACAAGTGCAGTTACTAGTCTTCCAACAAATCTTGCAGCTGCAATTTCTGTTCCACCTAGTGCTGAAAGTGTGGCGGCCGCAGGTGAAGCTATTACTGGTTATTTTGATTCATTGCCTTCAGCTGAAGATGCTAATGCAGGAAATCAGAAAAGTAAATCACCATAGGATAAATTATGAGTACAAAACCACCAATTGCAGATGGTTCTTGGAGTGAACCTCCATCGCCGGCCAGTACAGAAACACCACCAGTTTATCCTTATAATAATATAACACAAACTGAATCTGGTCATACATTTGAAATGGATGATACGCCAGCTCGTGAGCGAATTAGATTAAATCATCGTTCTGGAACTTTTATTGAAATGCACCCAAATGGTGATGAAGTTCATAAGGTTTATGGTGATGGGTATGAAATTACAATCAAAGATAAAAATGTTCAAATTAATGGTACTTGTAACATTACTATAAATGGCGATTCAAATATTCATGTTTTAGGAAATAAAAACGAAAGAATTGATGGTGATTACAATATGGAAGTTCGTGGTAATATGACACAAAGATGTCGTGGTACAGAAGGTATAAAATTGCTATCCGACTATGATATGTCAATAACTTCAAATCCAGATTTTGGAGGTTCTTTATTCATTAATTGTGGTGCTGAAATAATTCTATCTGGAGATTTAATGATAAACGGTCAACTAGTGGCAGACCAAATAGATTCTAGAGGTCGATTGAATTCTGGACCATTGTCTGGTGTTTACGCTGGAGTATTAGGATTTGTTTCTCCTGGTGGATTAACTGTTGGATTTCCTGTGAATGTTGCTGTTCCTGGTGTTGTGACTGCTCCTAATGCAAAGTTCGGAACAATGACTGCGGTGTTGATGACGGATGTGATTAATAAAACTCTACATAATTTTCATATACATAATTCACCAAAAGGACCCACAAGTACACCTCTCCTTAAAATGATTTAGGAAAATTAAATAATGGCACAAGTAAATAATGCAACAGGCGTTTTCGCTACACTAGGATATAATTTTACCGATCCTAATAATGATGTATTGGAATTATCAGAAGATGTAAAAGAACATTTGAATTCTACGCCAGCTATTATTGATACATGGCAAGCACAAGATATTGCTAATAATAGTGTTAATGGTTATTTTCAAAATCCAGTTGCAAACTCTACACAAATTATTTTTAATTCAGCCAATTCTATTATAATTTTAACTGCAAATGTAGATAATATGAATACCGTAGTTTATCCGGCGGCCGTTACTTTATCCTCTACAGCTAATTCTTTTATACAACATACGAATAGATTATCGGGTCTGACACCTTTTGAAGGTCAAGATTTAGTAAATCCTTATTATGAAATGGCTATAAATTATGGTAAACAAGTTCTATATATCACCAATCAAACTGATAATATTACCAATAGTTCACCAATTCTTGGTAGCTTTACTAGCATTTTAGTTAATCCACAAATTCGTGATTATTCAAATACAGTTAATAGCTATATTACATTAATAGCCAATAGTATCACAGCAAATACATCGAATTTAAGTAATGCTCAAATTACTCAAATTACTTCAGATTTATCAAATACGAATGTTTTTTTGACTAGCAGACAAGCCAATGATGTAACATTTTATGGAAATATTCAAACGACTATCAATAAGTATAATACAACCAGACAATTTACAAGTATGGGAGAAACTCAAACTTATTTACTTGAGAATTTTATTGGCAGTCCAAAGTTAATTTCAAGAATTAACCCATCCTAAGCAGATAAATAAACAATGGCAACTTTATCTAAGATTTATTCAGACATAGATTTCACTTTTACGAAAAAACCCGTAACGGCAGATGTTGCTCTTAGTTTTGATGGACAGGCAGTTATACGGTCAATACGCAACTTATTATCTACAAATCACTATGAAAGACCTTTTAATCCAGATTTAGGTGCCAATTTGAATGCTTTATTGTTTGAACCTATCTCTCCTTTGACATCAAGTGCTTTGGAAACTGAGATAACAAATACTATAAAGAACTATGAACCTAGAGCATCTATACAAAGTGTGGAGGTAACTTCTCAACCAGATTACAATGCTTATAATGTTACTTTAAGTTTTTTTATAGAGAACGCAACATTACCAACAACAGTAACACTTCTTTTAGAGAGAAATAGATAACATGGCTGGGGCAAATAGCAATATCCAAGTTACGGATTTGGATTTTAACAACATTAAGACTAACTTAAAAACATTTTTACAATCTCAAAATATATTACAAGATTATAATTATGAAGGTTCGGCTCTCAATGTTCTTTTAGATATTTTGGCATACAACACACAGTATAATGCTTATTACACCAATATGGTTGCCAATGAAATGTTCTTAGACACAGCATTATTAAGGTCGTCTGTTGTTTCACAGTCTAAAATATTAAATTATACACCACGCTCAGCGATTGCACCGTCAGCAACAATTAAATTACAAGTTGGTAATGTTAATACTGCTTCATTGACTCTACCTAAATTTACTCCTTTTATTTCTGAAGCAATTGATGGTGTGACATATAGTTTTGTTACTTCAGGTGCTAAGACAGTAAATACAAATTTAACAACTAATGTTGCTTTATTTGAAGATGTTGAAATCAAACAAGGTCTAACTTCAACTTTATCATATACTGTAGATGACACAGCAAATCCAAAATACATTTTTGAAATACCAGAAACAACTGTAGATTCTTCAACATTAACAGTCACGGTACAGGTATCTTCAGCAAATAACTATTCAGCAACATACACACCAGCAACTAACTTCCTAACTTTAGATGGTGCATCCGAAGTATACTTCTTGCAAGAAAGTTTGTCTGGAACATATCAAGTGTATTTTGGTGACGGTATACTAGGTAAAAAATTATCAAATGGTAATATTGTAAACTTATCATATATTGTTACACAAGGAACGGCATCCGCTGGTGCTAATAGTTTTGTGATTATGAGTACCGTTGGTGGTTTTTCAAATACAACCACAACTTCTATAACTGCGGCTTCTCAGGGTGGTGGTAAAGAAAGTATTGATTCAATTAAATTTCAAGCACCAAAATCATTTGCAGCACAAGGTCGTGCCGTTAGTAAAAACGATTATATCACTGCAATTCAACAGAATGATTTAGGTTATAGTTTTGATGCTGTAAGTGTTTGGGGTGGAGAAGAAAATATACCACCAGTCTACGGACAAGTATTTGTTTCTATAAAACCAGCAGGATCTTTTAGTTTAACAGCAACACAAAAACAAAGAATCATTGCTGATGTGATTAATCCAATTTCAGTAGTGACAGTCACTCCTACAATAGTGGATCCTGATTACACTTACCTTAAATTAGTTGTTAATTTGATATATGACCAAACTAAAACATCACAAACATCTACACAAATTGCTGAAGGTGTAAAGACTGCCATACAAAATTTTGGTAATAATACCTTAAATACATTTAATTCTACATTTAACTCATATGATTTATTAACTGCCGTTCAAAATTATAGTCCAGCAATAATTTCAAGTGAGTATAAATTACAGTTACAGAAAAAATTCTTCCCTAATTTAACTAATCCAACAACATATAATTTATATTTTGATACTCCGTTACAGACAAATAGGTATACAACTGGTATTAGTAGTTATCCCGCTATGTCATTCAGAGATACGATTAATTTAGCTACAATTATTGAAGGTGTTTATATTGAAGAAGTACCTTCATCTACAAATTCAGTAGAAACCATTTCTGTTATTAATCCTGGTTTTAGTTATACGACAGCACCAATTGTTACAATCTTAGGTGATGGTACTGGAGCTACCGCTCATGCTGTAGTTTCTGGAACTGGTTATATAACAAGTATTGTTGTGGATGATGGTGGTAATGGTTATACTAGTGCATTAGTAGTGATTACTACAGCAGACGGAGATACTTCTGGACAAAATGGTGCTGCAATTGCTAACCTATCTGGTCGTTATGGAACATTAAGAACATATTACAACAATACAAGCCAAGTCAAAACTATAATAAATTCTAATATAGGTATCATAGACTATCAAAATGGTTCAATCACATTAAATTCTTTTGCTCCTTATGATGTTGCCGATCCACTAGGACAATTCTCAGTTATAGTAACTCCAAGTTCATCAATCATATCTTCATCATACAATAAAATTATTACAATTGATCCTTTTGACTCGCAAGCCATAACAGTTAATGTTACGGCCAAAACATGATAGAATCAGGCCAAAAAACATCTCTATTAGTACCATCACAATTACCTGAATTTATTCGGGATAATCCTGATTATTCAAATTTTGTATTGTTTTTACAAGCATACTATGAATGGTTAGAAGAAACAAATAATGTTACTGACCGTACTAAAAATCTATTAAATTATAAAGACATTGATGAAACAACTACTGAATTTTTAGATTATTTCTATAATGATTTTCTTTCTTATTTTCCAACTGAAATATTGGCAGATAAACGAAAAGTCATTAAAATTGCCAAAGAATTATACCAATCTAAAGGCACGCCAGCATCATTTCAATTTTTGTTTAGAATTCTATATAATTCTGATGTTGATTTTTTCTATACAAAAGATGCTGTATTAAAAGCATCTTCTGGTAAATGGTATGTTGCCAAAAGTTTGAAATTGGCAAGTGATAGCCTAGATTATTTGGCAACAGACCAATTAAGAATTATAGGTGAAACAACCAAATCAATTGCGACTATTGAAACGGCAACAATAACTGGAACTAAAGTTGAAGTTTTCATTTCTGATATTCAACGATTATTCGAATCTGGTGAAATTTCTAGGGTTGTAGATTCAAACAATCAAGATGTGTACTTCAAAGATGGTAAGATAGTTGCGTCCACGACAGCAGGTGCAACGATACTAAGGTCTAAAATAGTTGGTCAGATTAGTCAATTAAAAATAAGTCCAACGCTTAGGGGCCTCTTATATCGTCCTGGTGACCCTGTAGTTATTGAAGGTGGATTAAATTCACCAACAGGTGTCGGTGCGACTGCTATTATAGGAACAACTACTTCAGGTTCTATACAGCGTATCAATGTAACTAATGGTGGATATGGATTTCGTACATATCCAAATTCTGTAATTGAAATAACAAATGGTGGTGGTGCTCTTGCAATTATTGGTAGTTTTGATCCAAGTGCAGCAAATACCGCCAATGTAAGCATTCCTGTTGATTTTATTGGACTTAAAACCTCAATAGTAATCGGAAATACAAATTATTTTTTTACTAATGCAGCAACTTCAAATGCAAACACAACTTTAGCAAATGCATTTACATTTCTTTCATTTTCAACAAATCCTATTTCTTCTGTACTTGTACAGAATTCTGGTGGAGGTATTTCACAATTACCTATAGTTCAAGCTAGGTCTTTTTATGATACAGAATATAGTGGCTCACAAGGAAATTTAGCAAGTTTAGGAATTTTGGCTCCAATAAAAATTGTCAATAAAGGTGTTGGTTATTCAGCTAATGATAAAATTAATATTATCGGAGGCTCTGGTTTTGGAGCACGTGCAAATGTAACAAGTGTAAATGCAATTGGTTCGATAGCAACTGTTTCATATGTTTTGGCTCCAGGTAATCCACAAAGGCTTCCATTGGGTGGCATAGGATATAACCCAGGTACTTTACCAACACTTTCAGTTGCCAATACCGATCCATTAGCAGCGAATGCTGAATTGGTTATAACAGGAGTGCTAGGTGCTGGTGCAGAATTTGATGTTTCAGTTGACCGTGTGGGTTCTATTACAACAATTACTTTACTTGAAAATGGTGAAGATTACATTGCAGCACCTAATGTTTCATTAAAAGTACAGGATATTGTAGTATCAAATGTTATAGTCTCTAATTTACCACAATCTGGAGATATAGTCTTTCAAGGCACAAGTAATACAAATTTCACATATCAATCTACTGTTTCTGATATAGAATTATTAGTGCCTTTTGCCGATCCAATACAATCTCTTTGGAGATTAAGAACATTTAATTATAATTCTCTTCCAGTTTTTGGATCAAAAATTAAAGTTGATAATAAAACCATCGTAATGGATATGTCAAACCAATATCCTACATTTAATGTGCTTACAAGATTCAATGAAAGTGGTGTGATTACTTATGGAGACGGAACAGCAAAAGCAAATGCATCTTTCTTAAACGGATTGGTAATTAGTCAGGGACAATACCTAGACACAACAGGACAACCAAGTTCATTTGATGTTTTGCAAGATGAAAACTATAATAACTACACTTATCAAATTACCTTAGAAAAAGAGATAGACAAATATAGAACAACATTATTAAATTTAGTGCATCCAACTGGTATGAAAGTTATTGGTAGATATGCTCTAAAATCTAATTCTGAATATGACTTTGCCTTCTCGGATTTTATGGAACAAGGAAACCCATTATATTTCTATACAGGAAACACTAGCTCAAATGCAGTAATGACAAGCACATTTACAAATCAAAGTAATAATATTATTAAATTGGATAATCTAGTTGGAGCGAATATAAAAACTTTTATATTTACAGGTAATTCCATTACATTAACAACTTCTGGTGGATTCAAAATTCACTCAGAAATTTTGTCAGCTAACAATACTTCGAATACTGTTATATTAAAAGATAATGTATGGTTAACATTTGCAAATGTGGCGTATGTTTCTGGAAATACTGGAGAATCTGTCATAAATATAAGAAGTATAACAAATTCTTATAATATCATTAATAATGGAATTTATAGTGATCCAGCATATCCAATAAGAGATATAGCATACGCTGGAGATGTAATTCTTTTTGCAAATGGTACACACGAAAGAACTATATCTAGTATTGATTATGTTCAAAAACGTATAACTCTGGCAACAAATCTTGATTCAAGTACAAGCAATAGTTTAATGTCTGTAAAAAGAACCGTACTCACCACAAATATTAGACTTGATAATGATGTGAACTAAACATAAATAAAATATGGCCAATCAAAATTTACTAACTTATAATTCAAAAGTCACACAGGTAAAGCAAGACTTCTATGCTCCTGTGGCTATATTTCCAGGTACAACTTCTGTTGTGAGCACAGTATATGCTTTCTTAGCTCACGTTACTCCTTGGCCTAGTGATATTAATCCGCCAGTCCCCACACAAGACCAACAAAATATCAAAACCATATTCAAAAGTATGTTTGTGGCCAAAAAAATTACATCTAATGATATTAGTCCTGTAATTGAAAGAATCAATTGGGTTTCTGGCACAGTTTATGATTATTACCAAGATAATGTTAATATGTTTGCTGTTAATGGTGCTGGTTTATTAGTAAAGAAATTTTATGTAAAAAACAAATACGACCAAGTTTTCAAATGTCTTTGGAATAAAAATGGTGTTGCTTCTACAGATGAACCTTATTTTCA